GATCTCTAACATGGCTCAGTTTCCGGCATTAAAGACTGGGGCGGTCTTACAATATCCCGCGCAAAAAGTAACTCAATATTCCACCCAAGTCTTGCGGTTTCTGGACGGATCGGAACAACGATTTCGTAACTATGCGTCTCCCTTGCGCAAATGGACAATTAGCCTTGACTTATTGGATGAAGCGGAGTTGCAGGCTTTGCGGGAATTCTTTCGAACCATTGAAGGCGCCGCGGGAAGCTTCATTTTTACGGATCCATGGGATGGAGCAAGCTACCCCAACTGTAGCCTGGAGTCGGAATCCCTGATAGAAGAAATCCAAGACGAGATGAAGAGCAAAACATCACTGACAGTTCGCGTGAACCGCTAACCCGATGCTTTACTATCCGCAGCTACAGAGTGGATCTGTGTGCCAGTTTCCGGTGCGTCGTACATCCACTACACGAACAATTGCGAACGTTATGCTTGGCGGCGATTGCATTCGCACGGCGGACCCTTTGGCGACCGCCGTCCGTTGGCAACTGCAGTACAAGAATCTAACAAATGACGAGTGGTCGGCGATCGAGCAGCTTTTTGAAAGCAGCGAGGGCGGGTTGGGCGTTTTCACATTTCTCGATCCGGCGGCCAATCTGTTGCAGTGGACCGAAGACTGGACTAAAGCGAACTGGAGCGCCGATCCAATGTTGCAAGCCGCACCTGGCGGTTCCGACCCGCTGGGAGGCTCTGGCGCACAGCAGATCACGAACAGTTCGCAAGCAGAGCAACGAATCCTGCAAACCATTGCAAGTGGGTCCACGCTTCAATACTGTTTCAGCGTGTATTTGCGGGCCGATGTTGTTGGGCCGGTGGGAATGGTCGTGTCCGGCGGCGAAGAGTCAATCAACAATGTAGCTGTTAGCGCGGCGTGGACGCGATTCTTCATGTCAATAAGACTATCCACGAATCAAGACAATATTGCATTTGGGCTGACAATCCCCGCAGGCGCAAGGATCGATGCTTTTGGACCTCAGGTCGAGGCTCAGCCGGCCGCAGGCCAATACAAAAAGACGACCGACCGCAGCGGTGTGTATGCGAGCACGCGGTTTGACAGCGATTCACTCACGCTAGTCACTGAGGGTGTAAACCAGAATTCCGCCACGATTGCGTTAGTAAGTGCGGTAACTCACTAGGTAACGAAAACGCGGATGGCGACGATTTCAGAATTCAAGGAGCTCGAGGTTCCAGGTACGCCCCTATTTGTGTTCGACTGCTTGCTCAAGTCCGGGGACGTGCAACGCTGGAGCACGCACAACGTCGCCGTTAACGGGCAGAGTTACTCGGCCCGAATCCTCAAACACAATCTATTCGAACTGAAGTCCTTTCCGGAAGCCGCCAGCGAGGGGCTGTCCAATGTCTCGATTACTCTCGCCAATGCCGACTCGGTTCTTTGCGAAATCGAACGAACCGTGGGCTGGAAGGGCGCCCGTTTAACGGCGACATTCCTGTTCTACGATCTCAAGAACAACACCGCGGCATCGGACAGCATGGTAGTGTTTCGCGGCGTGTCGAATTCGCCGGATGAGTCTACAGAGTCAAGTTTACGTCTCACTTTTACCAACCGACTAAACCTGCAAAGGGTGTTTCTGCCGGAGACTCGAATCCAGAAGCGTTGTCCATGGAGCTTTCCAACAACCACCGCACAGAGGCAGGAAGCCGTAACCGGAGGAACAAAGCGTCAGTTCTCACCGTTCTTTCGCTGCGGTTATTCGCCAGACCAAGCGGGCGGGGTTGGAAATCTGAATGGTGGCTCACCGTTCACGACATGCGATTACTCCCGCACTAACTGCATCGCGAGAGGAATGTTCGACAGCGACGCGCAGAACAACATGACGCGGCGATTTGGCGGGATTGAATTCGTTCCACCGTCGATTGTCGTTCGCAGCTACGGCGAGAAGGGATCGCATGTCTCGACGTCTCTCGACAATCAAGCACGTTATAACGACTACGTTCCGTTGATTTACGGCACTGGCTGGTACGAGCCGCTTGTCGTATTCGCGCGAAACGACGGCAACTTGACACACCTGGAAGTCTTGCTGGGTGCTGGTGAATTGAACAGCGTACTGAAAGTAGTTGTAAACAACGTCGAGATTCCGGAAGGCGTTTCCGGAACGAACATGACGACCACCGGCTGGTACAACGTGATCGGCACAGGAACGCGAAACGGTAACTTTAATACCGATTTCAGCGATGCCTCCGGAAATGCTCTAGGCGATCCTTACGGCAGCATGGCGTTCATGTCCGTGGTAGTTCCGAATCGAATCTCGAACGGAAGTTCGTTTCCGAGCATCCAAGTTCTTGTTCAAGGACTCAAGCTCGCGCGATTCGATGCTAGCGGCAACCTGCTAGACATCACTTTCACGAATAATTCTTCTTGGGTAATTCTGGACGTGCTCTTACGCAGCGGCTGGGCGCTCGAAGAACTGGATCTCGCCAGCTTTGCAAATGCTGCCGCGCGCTGCGACGAACTGATCCACACCGTTGACCTAAATGGAAACGACACGTTGATTCCCAGGTATCAGTGCAATCTGATCCTGACGAGGCGGCGCAGCGCCGGGGATATTGTCCGGGGCATCCGTAACGCGTCAGCGCTCTACTTGAGCTTTACCGGTGCGGGACTATTAGCTGTAAACGCGGAAGACACGCTAGCGCTGCAACAGCCCTCTCAATTGCCCGGCAGTAACAGTAAGGAAGCCCTGAATGGCGGCTGGCCTGCTTACGAATTTGGCGACAACGAGTTCTCCGGGATCTTACGGCGTGGCAGTGGCGAGCCATCTCTGCGCGTTACTGCGCGGAGCATAGGCGACACACCCAACCACTATACGGTCGAGTTTCAGGACGAATTCAACGAGTACCAGCAAGACAGTCTGTCGATGGCTGACCTGGACGACGCATTGGTGAGCGGCCAAGACGTTGTGGTGTCTCTCGCGGCGCTAGGCATTCCGAACTTCGATCAGGCGGCCCGAGCTGCTGCCTTGCAATTGTATAAATCCGTTCGCGGGAACACCTACGTTGAGTTTGAGACGAGCGTCAAGGGTGTGGGGCTGAAGCCGGGCGACTTAATAACCCTGACATACTCTAAGGAAGGCTTTGACCGCCAGCCATTCCGGATCACAAAAATATCGCCATCGTTAAATTTTCAGACTGCCGTGGTTGCAGCGCAGGTCCACGACGATGCCTGGTACGCAGCCGCGAATCTGGGAACAGCCGGATATGGACGCCAGCCGGCCTTCGAGGTAAGTCTGCCAAGGCCGCTCGTAGGAACGATCCTGGACAGTGACGGCGTCGCCCAATTTGGCATTACCGAATCGTTTAGCGCGAGTGCCGATGGAAGCACATCGATTACACTCGCGGTTACCTTCTCGGTGCCTGAGAAGCCGGCGGTCGGAGCCGTGGGTGTTCCCTTGGTCGGCCTGAACCCGCAGGTGGACACGTCCGGTGGCACGATATCGGGTGCACAGACTCTGTATTACGCGATCAGCGCGGTTGATGCTAACGGCGCTCAGAGCGCCCTGTCATTCACTATCAAGGCAAGTATTCCGGCGGCCACAAATACGAATCAAGTTACATTGCGTGGTCTTAGTTTCTCGTCGAGGACTCAAAGTGTTGATGTCTATCGGGGGCCGACTCCATCGCAATTGCTCCGGATTGCTAACGCCGTTCCGACGTCGGATCAGTTTGTAGATGCGGGTGCGCTGGCAGACGTAATCGGTCCTCCAGATTGTAACTTCGATCATGCAAACTTTTATTGGCGTGCGGAGCTGCAGCCTGAAGAGAAGGCGGACGTGCATTCGCCAACTAGTATCGGCACAAGTACGCTGAACATGCCGATTAACGAATACGCCGGCGCCACAGTGCGCATCACTAAGGGCACTGGGGCGGGGCAGGAAAGGGCGATCGCCGCCAACACAGGCGCGGCACTTACAATTGCCGCTAAGTGGGACATCGATCCTGATACGACGAGTTATTATTTGATTGCCGAGTCTGCATGGCAATTCGGGGCTTCAAGCAACACATCTCCTGTCGCGTTCACTGTTCCGAACCGGTCTGGTCTTACGATTCATGTATCGGGCCGCGCGGCGAACGTACTGGATCAAGAGAACGCTTTTGAATTATCGCCACTGACAAGATGGAGGATTTCGGGGGCGACGGGAACCGGTCAAGCTGACGCCGATGTTCCGCCGGCTCCCACATTCGGTTTATATCCGACCGGGCACGGTGTCGTTGAGATACAGGCCATCGGGTTTGCAGATCTTGCAAATACCCGCACCATC